CATCAACATCATTTGCCTTTGTCTTGTACTGAAGGCTTTTGATTTTCTCTTCCATCTTTTTCATCTCCACTTTTAGTGTTAAAAACTCGATTTACTTTATCCAGTTCCTCATCTGACATATCAAATTTCAATTTGTCAAACAAGGGATTTTCTATCATACTTTCGCCTATTTGGGCACGCCAGTCATTGAGTGTTATAAGCCCACATGAGAATTGTTCACGACAACGTTTATTTATATTTGTCTTTACGTCCTCGGATTCTTTCAATCCTTCCTGCAAACAATCAACATCAGAGAAATCACAATCCAAATAATATCCCCCTCCTTCAAGACCAAGGAAAGCTGTAAAATCCTTGCAGAATTGTTTGGCCATAGGAATAACAGTTGAACAATATACGCTCTTTTCAGCAGTAGCCTGATTGCTAAATGTGGACTGGTCTTTTCGCGGAACAAGAACGGCTGGGATGCCGTATGCCCCTGCAATATTTATTGCATCAGCCAAAGTCTCTTCAAACGGCTGTAACTCTGCAATAGAAAGATTAGTACGAACAAAGTCAATGTCTGCATCTGAAATACCATAAGGTACCTGGCCCTTCCTTACACCATACTTCTCAAAATTTTGCTTCAAAAGCTGTTCCTTTTCATCGTCAGTCAACGCTATTGAACCGGTAGCATCAGTTTTCTTACTTACAATAAAGCCCAATCCACCCCGCTTTACATAAATCACATTTCTAGCTTCATATACAGCTATTAGATTTGACATTGGCTTATTTTGGGAAGCAAGACGACTTTTGGACTTCAAGAACATAGCCCCTGAATAGAACTCTGCACTTCCGTCTCTATCATGCCATATTTGGTATGGAGGAATTTCCAAACTACCATTCCAACCATACTCCAAACGATAGCTACGAATAATATCTTCTGTTTGGGCAATGCCAAACAATGGCATATTCCCGTAAACAGGTTCTACAATAGTCTTATCAGAAGGTAGCACCCAATAATTATCGCAATATCTCCATTTTTCAGCTGTAGAAAAGACATCAGGCATAGCGGCACGAATAAAGCTATTCCCTGTACACAATTTATAAATATGGTGCTGATAAATCAATTCTTTCCAACGCATCAAACAATTAGGACGACTAAGTATGCCATTCATTCGTTTATTCGCCCATACTATACTGTCATCCTTAGTTTTCTTCAATTGAAAATTAGCACCTGCAATTCGCGATGCAATATAATCGATCGGGAAAAAGACTTCAGGTATCGTACTGAATAGCGTTAGATAGTTACTGCCCGCTACAATAGGACTAGTAAGGTCCTCAATGTATGCAACTGACCATTTTTCAGCCTTGCCACTTTGAGTATCTATATCCTTATTTTCAGATGAAGTAACTATTTCAACTTCACCTTTAGTCTTAGATTTCTTTCCAAATAGATTATCAAAAAAAATATTCATTGGGTTCCTTTTTGAGCAAAACTAAGTAAAAAGGAAAACCGTTTTCCAAAACACTAAAATCTTGAAATTACGAAAACATAACTCCAACGATATAACACACTTATTTTCAATCACATATAACACAATTCAATTCAAACCTAATTTTACAACGAACTGTACTAGCCCACTCAAAACAGCACTAGCCTCTTTTGTTTCACTATCTTTATTATAGTCCATCAGGTTATTCATGAAGGCAACATATTCCGTATCAGATTCTACTTTTGATGCAGAAAAAAGAATACTATTTTTCACATAATCAGATGTTGCAGCAATACGCTTGTCTACATCCGGAAACTCTTTCATTACACGAATCTCCTTGTTTGTACTAGAACGGAGTTCCCGGATAAAAGGGAAATAAGCATCCGTACATTCAATTACACATGAATCAGATTCATGGGACAAAATAGAAGAACGTATATCTTCTGTTGAAGTAGTTTCCATAAATACGACATCAACAACATGCCATTTATTTCCACATCTAAACGCTTGTATAAGGACAAATTTCCCATTAACATTCGGCATCACATATAGAATCTTCTTAGTGTATTTACATTCGGTATCTGGATTGAAGAAATTAATAGTGCCATTACAAGCATACAAGTTTCTTTTTCGCCGGTTACTAAACTCTATATACTGCTCACTACACAAATCCACAACGACATATCGGAACGTATCAGACAGGTGCCCGTGCTCCTCATAAGTCTGCAAGGTAGTTTTATTCTTGACCTTAGTTTTAAGAATGGCACCGTTAGCATCTTTCTGTACGCTCATGTAGTCCTCAATAGATACCGAACATGATTCGTCAATGTATATCTCTATACCGGGAACAGTACAATCAAAGATAGCATTGATAAACTCACCAGTCATTGCGACACTCGGATTCTTGTTGCCTACCTTATCTTCAATCTCGAACCCTTCTTTCTGCAATGTGTCTATGAATAAGTCCATCCAGGAACGCTTCTCATCGTCAATGCTGTTTGCCGCTTTCGTTGATGCATCACCATGTACATATAACCTATCAGAATATTGGATAGATTTCAGATACTTTGCAACAAGTTTGGAGGCTTTCTTTACTGTATTGTTTGGGCTTTCAGCGCACGTTTCATGGAATTGCCAAACCTTGGTACCAGTTGTGAAATCGACCTGCCAATATGATACACTGATATACGGAAGCACGTTGTTATCGACAGAGATATGAATAGGTAAGTCCGGAACATACTTATGTTCACCGGAATGTTTGCCACGATTGAAGGAACCGAAGAACTCACTACCGGTACGAATGACACCCCATTCTCCCAATGCGTACACATTGTAATAGTCCGGATCGTGAACTCTATCATACTCAAAGTCGGCAACACATTGCTCATCATAGAAACCATACGCACCGTCAGGACTACCGACCACCCAAAAATTATTCAAATAGGTAGATTGGATAATAACTGTATTAGGTGCCTGTTCCTCGATTTGCTTAGTACGAAGATTAAGTATTTGCCTGGGTGCATTCTTCTTTACGGATTTGACCTTGGTAAGTTCTTTCGGCAACTCTTTGCCGGCAATGGTAACCGTCATCGGTACATCATGCCATTTATCTTTATCAATAAACTCTTTCTTTATCCAATGGCTTTCACTAATCGGGTTGAAGGTACAAATAATCTGCTGCCCTTTCTTACCACGCAAACGCTTACGTAGCTGCTTGAAATCCGGATGCTCGAACTCTGACCATTCCTCTAACTGAACTCGCTTATAGTTAGAGATACCTTTTATCTTCTCCGGATCGTCAAGACCGGAGAAATCTATCTTCGCACCATTTACCAGACATTTAATAGTATTCTGTTGAAATTTGAACAAATGGGAGATGCCAAGACCGATCGCAGCGACCTTATAATCTTCATAAATGGTTTTGAGAATAGAAGCTCCTACCTTACGCATGACAAGAGTGTTCTCACCATCCTGTAATGTCTGTATCAGTATTGTTTGTGCCACACTATACGACTTACCGGAAGATGAACCTCCATAGAGAATGATAAAACGGATAGTCTCATCATTCAAGTACTTCAATAGATAGAATCCGTTAGGATTTAGCTTCTTATAATTTATAACCATATTGTTCTAAAAGTAAGGTTTCTCCGCAGGGTGAATACCGGATTTTGCAGTTCAAATTGTTCTATTCTTCCGAATCTCCATTTTCATCAAAGCCGATACGAAGTTCACCGATTTTATTTCCCTCACCACCTTTGATGTTAACATTCTTATCAGCTTCCCAACCATTCCAGGCACCAAGTATCCGGGCAGCTTCTGTCTTACCGTTGAACTCATAGGTAACTTCTCCTCTCTTATTCTGTATCTTCTTCAATGCGTTACGGGCACGTTTGGGAAGTTGGGAAGGAGTTCTCATTTTTGTTTTCCCGGTTGCGGGGTCAACAAAATGAAGATCATCGGGATCGGCAAGCACTATATCCATTAGCACCTTCTCAACAGTTTTCCTCTCTACTTCAGACTCTTTCGCTCTCTGCGCCTTAATCTCATTTATCCTTGTACTGACCTTGCTATTTGCTAATAGTCTACTGGCAGCACTCCAAATCGTTTCAGGCTTCATGTTGGCAGTATTATAAGACATTCGATATGCTTCACTTGCATTACCTTCTGTATCAACGTAATATTTACAGAATTTCTCTTGCTTAAATGTTAATGTTCTATCTTCATTTCCCATATCAATGATTGTTTATTCCTACGAGAAAAAGAAGCTGCTCACTGTCTTTCAATAACTCATAGGTGGCAAGTAATGTACTGCCAGTTGTTAGTATGTCATCGTACACTATTATCTTCTTTTCCCTTATCGGACGAAGAAGAAAGAATTCCGGGTTCAATCTATCTTTAGTCAGGCATTGAATTGCATTCTCATAGAATGGTATTTTCACCGCCCCCGCTATTTTCGCGCAGATAGAGGTTGCAAAATGAAAGCCCTCGTAGTGTCTCCGTCGCGGTGTGTTGACTATACACCATCCTTCGTATCCCCCTACAATAAAACGGTGGAGAAACTCACACGCTCTCTCTGCAAAGAATGATGCGAGTTCCTCCGACTGTTTGATTTCTGAAAAGCTGGTACCAGTCTTGGAACGGGCGAACTGGGAGATGTAATAGATATCACCCTTTTTATGAAGTGATACCTTTTCTTTCAGATCACATAACCGTTCCTGATGAGACCAGCTCTTACATTTCACCGCTTCCGGCTTATCCCAGTCATCAATACGACATATCTTTCCCTTTCCTTTCATCAAAGATCTTCTTTACTCCGTCCTCGACAGATGTGTAAGACAAAGGTACTAAATAGATATCCCGGTTCACCGACTGCTCCAAATTGTCAAAATCCCGTTTTTCATTAATTAGCTCAATTCCAAGCAGTTTATAGTATTTTACTAAAGTAGCAAAATACATCGTAGTCACCGGTTGTACATTACAGATGTTGATTAGCTGACGGTTACATCCTATCGCATAGATAAGACCTTCGACAACATCATCCATATAAGTAAAGCACCGGATATTCTGACCGCAATTGTATAATGACACCTTTTCCTCATTAAGCAGGAACCAGAGAAGAGTTCTTTCACGTGGGTTTGGTGAATATACATTATGCAGCCGGCATCCGGTAGCAGTCTTACAATAGACAGATGCGTACTGCTCATCAAAATACTTACTTATTCCATACATGGAAGTAGTATTCTCCGGATTCGCTGTTGACGAACTGGCATACACTAACTTTACATGATACTGGTTACAGGCATCAGCAACTCGCATGAAGGTATCAATGTTATCTTTCCTGATTTGTTCCAGGTTTCCATTAAACACGCTTGTTTGTGCCGCTAAATGGAACACACAATCAATATCCTCATTCTTTAGATACTCGCATACTTTCGTAGCTTCAGTACCGCACTTTCGGTCAAGTCCTATGACTTCAATACCTCTTTTTACTAATTCTCGGCAAAGGGCTTTACCTATAAAACCCTCACTGCCAGTTACAATCATTTTTCTCATCATCACAAAAAAATAAAGGTGTATCGAATAAACAATACACCAAAGGTTCAACAATTATATAAATTTCAGTTCTTATTATTACAATCTTTCCTTACCTTTGCAATATGAATAAAGACAGAAAAAGAGTTCTGATAATAGGTAACGGATTTGACCTTTGTTTAGGCAGAAAGACTTCATACAAGGACTTTTGCCAATCTGAATTTTGTCCTAAAGACTACCCATCTCCTTTAATCAAACATTTAAATGACAAATGGAACGATAATTTAGATGCTGTAAAATGGTATGATTTGGAGAATGAGTTATACAATTATTATATAAGAATCAAAAACAATAATGGGCAAATAATAGACCTATACAACGATAAAGAAAGGAACGTTTTAGAACAAATTCAAGCAAATGGACCAGTCACAGAATTTTATGAATGTATAAAATCTAATGTAGACATTGTTAATAATCTGTTAAAAAACGGAATATTAATCTTGCCACGCTTTTCTTGTTATATCAGTTTCTCGCATGAAGATATATTAAATCCTCCTATTGAACGAGACCAAAAATCCTTACAACTCATAAAAAATGGATTAATACAATATCTCATAAAAGTGCAACAAGAAACTATTAACGAAAATTCTATAGCTGCAATTGTCGCAAGAGCATTTATGCAGAATAAATCAAATGATCAAATTGTCATATATTCTTTTAACTACACGAGTTTTAGTGAAGTAGCTCCTAATTCCAGTTTTGCAATGGAGTTTAATGATACAATAAACTATGTACATGGATGTATCTTAGATGGAAATATTATATTAGGAACAAAAGATGAGAAAATTGCTCATAACTATGACTTCATACAAAAATCATTTGATTCTCAGTATAATCCTCCTGCTATGGTATATGATTTAATGGATGCTGATGATATTACAATATTTGGGCATTCATTAGGCATAAATGACAGCCAATATTTTAAAGCCTTTTTTGAAAGGCAATCTTCATCTACTAATCCTCAAAAGAAGAATATTACAATATTCACTAAAGACGCAAAATCAGAAATTGAGATAAAACGCTCACTACAAGAAATGACAAACTGGAATTTGACATCTTTATATGGATTGAATAATCTCCAAATAATTAAAACAGATGAATGTGCCAATACCCCAACCCTATTAAGAAAGTACATCAAAATGTATGTTGATAATGATGAAGATATTGGAAATATAATCCACAGCTAACCACTATGTTCGCAATAGATTATTATATCCTATTTATTTCATTACTATATACATTTGGAGATTTCATCATTTTTTTGTTTATTTGCAAAAACATCTAATAATATGAAACGATTCATAAACATTACCATATCTGTAATAACGCTCTTGGCTTTAATCATCATTTTAGTTATTGGGTTAGATATACAAAGTCTCAAATTAGGTTCATTTACAAATGCTCAAAATATAAATAGCATATTAATTAATTTATCATATAGTTATATCGCTGGAGCTTTTTTTTTACTTTTTGGTAACAACTATACCTTTCTATTTGAGAAAAAGAAAAATTAATCTTGTCATCAAAGATAGAATAAATATTATTTCAAAAGGTACACAAACGATCATCTTTGCATATGATCCATCATCAATCAATTTAACGATTGAGCAAATTGAAAATGTGAATTTGGATAGAAATAATGAAAATGATTTATTGAATCTTTTTAAAAGATCAACGATTTTTGATATTTCAAATGTTGCGAAACAAGTTTTGCCAGAAACAAATACTAAAATTTTATTCACAATAAATCAATCATTGCAAATAATTGATAAAGCTATTGATGAAACACTTAACTATTTAGATTATCTTTCTGAAGAACAAATTATCCTATTGAATAATATAAAGAATTCAGCATTTAAGAATACGGTTTCTTCATCTACTGACAACGAATTTTATAAATATATGTTTAACCAGCCTCAAGTCGTTGATACTTTAGCAATAGATTTCATTGTATTCTGGAAAGATGTAAAAAAACTAAATAGTATATCAAAATAATCAATATTATCTTTCAGGTATATTTTAATGATCTCTTTATCGATTTAAATAATAATTACATTTAAATCCTTTTCTTGGTGAGAAGTCTGCAAAATCGCAGGTCTTAAATATCTGATGCTTGTTAGCCCATTGTGCAATATCCTTTTCATATAAAGTAGGTTTGCGGTTATTATTAAAGTCCCGGTATGGCTGTACAAAAGGAGAAATTCCTAACTCTTTAAGCCTATTTAATCGATACATATCCTGTTCTACTGTAGAGTTAAAACCTACTAAGACATAACAAGACAAATTACGAGGCTTGATATATTTAGTAACTTCTCTCAACTTTTCTGTAAGGTCAATCTCCGGTAAATCCCATGCAATATGGATTCTTCTTTTCAATTTCAGCTTACTCAAATAAAATGCTTGCTCCTCATTCATGATCCTAACATCAACACCATGTAAATTAACCATCTGATTTTTCTTTTGCAGATAATTAATGGCATCTTTCCATTTGGGATTTGCAAAGAAATTATTGTCCAGCACTTCAATCCATTCTCCTTTAGGGTTCAACTCAACCGGTTCTACTGCACGAATATATCCCTCTTTTTCACGAACCAAACAAAACGGACATTTCCGGATGCAACCACGTGAGAAAAACTGAAGAGAAAAGTTATATTGAGGATAAATAGAATAGTCCATTAGAATACTATTTTCTATTTCAGATGATAATTGCTTCTTTATGTCATAGCCAGTCCCTCCCTTCTCTATTATGTCAGCTTGTAAAGTCAAGTAATTAAAGTCAGGAGTGAAAGTAAACACTTTGCTTGCCATTACCTTATCATATTGATTGAAAGGGGTAGCCCATTCCACTTGACCACCTCTCGCCTTATGATATGCAGATGCACGCATAAGAGCAAAGTTAGGGAAATGATGACCGTCTACATCTACAATTCCAATATTCATTATTTTTCTTATGAGAGTTATTTATTCCGATTATTATATCTCCAAGCTCTGATAAACCACTTTGCTAATTCCCAAAGAACCTGTGGAGAAAATATAATCTTTTTAATTACATAGAATGGTATTATAGTTTCCATTGCTACGTAGTAATTATCTTTAAACTTTCTATGCCTTGTACATGATTCTGCTAATTTCTTCTGGTTTAAATCAACCCAGCCATGATAATGTACACCGATAAAATTTTTGTGTAACCAAAATTCGGTTAGTCTCTTTCGGTTCTTGCAATCAGTCTGACATATAAAAAATCCCCATCCCATAATCATTCCTTTCTTATCTTGTTAGTCATTAATCAATAGTTCTAATTCAATTGATAATTCCCGTCTCGCCCAACGTCTTGTACGCATATTAGCAAGCTGATCTGTTCGTCGTTTGGCTTTCTTTGAAGCACGGGTATTGTAGGTATGATTGGGAAACTTATCATGACCAGGACAACATCCAAAATCCTGTCTTTTTATACCTTCTTTCCTCATTCTTTTTCTTGTATTAAAAAACAACCTCTGTAAATTCATATGAACTAAGTGCATTTTCCAAGCTATCAAAAGAATCAAATTCTCTTTTAATGCGTCCGAACTGATATGAATATACTTCTTCACCTCGTTTACGTTCCATGCTAATAATATACTTGAAACCGTCTTCCCGTGTAACTGTAACAGGATAACCTTCTGTTATATTATCAATTATCTTTTGTTCGTTTAAAATCACTTTATTCATAGTTCTATTTATTTTTTACAAGTTTGACTTTTAGTTCTTTACATCTATAAAGGTAATCGTTATTGACAAGTTATACAAACAGAAACTTCGCCATTTTAACGCCTTTTTCATTCGGTCTTTTTCTTCAACAATTCAAGTACAATTCTTTCCTCTTCTTTCATCCCATCAATGTACCCTTTTGCACGTTCACCGGTATTATATACTATAAAAGAGAGGATCAACAGAAATAGTCCGAGTGAACGATGCCAGTACGGAAGCTGAACCGCAAACGGCTTGATTGTTATAGACAAGTGCCCTACATATAGCAGGAACACAAAAAAAATCACACATGAAATAATTGTTGTTTTCATATTACTCTGTAAATAAATTAAGTTGAGTTGTAAACTCGGGTTTATAAATTCTAAATTTACGGTTAAAGAAAGTCTCAAAGGCTGTTACAATTTCAGAGATAGTGTTATCAGTAATACCCAACAGCTTGTCATCGGCAATTATCAGAGACAGAGCCTTATCAAGAGTCATTTTCTTTTCAATATACCAGGAATACACTAAATACCTACGGGTATATGTTCCGGTTTTGAGCGCTTCAGCTTCTTCAGGAGTTGCCTTTCTTTTATACAACACTTTATACCAATGTGTTTCAGCAGTACGGGCACGCTTTTGTCTCGGAATCAAATCATAGAACACTGCAATTTCATTCTTTTGGATACACTTATGTTTTTTACGAACACCATACATCACATAAGGAGTGTTCCAATCCGGATGAGTCTTTCGATATTCAAGTTCCAGCTCTCGATCAATAAGATCCTGCTCAAAGTCTTGTTTCATTAACCATTCTTCGAACCAGGCAGCAAGTGCTTCCTCTCGATCATAATAATCTTTTCCATTTACACATAAGGGAATCATAATAACTATTTTTGTTACATTTCACGTTTAAATCTTTCTTCTAAATCAAAAATGGTTTCTCCACTATTACGCCGATAGGGCCTATCAGTATTTAGCTGAAGTTCTTTCAGCTTTTTCCAATACCATGGAAGGTGCAAATACATATTCTTCAACTCCTTTAAGTTCTTGTTCCCACAACACCAGCAGCTCACACGATCAAGCAATTCATACAACTTTACTCCATCCTCATGCCAAACAAAGCCTTTTGTATAACAGTACTGGAGTGCATCTGCTTCAGTTACACCCCAATCACGAAGTGGTAAAACCCGATTAGGCCGATTTTCTTTTTCAAAGCGATGCATCTCATCGGCAGCAATACCGACATAATCAATTCCATCTTTTGTGTGAGCTTTCAATGCACGAAGTTTTTCACTCGTTCCCCACCGGCATGTTCCCCCACACCAACTATATCCTTTTTTATGGATAATATTGGTCCCTCTTTTTTTAACCGGCCTTTCAAACATTGTCCAAAGAAAAGGTTGCTCCGGATACAGTTCTGTATATTTAATGCCAAGTTTTTTAAGAATTGGAAGAACAGCATCACGAGTGTTATAGATTGCCTGAAATTCCATACCAGTATCATAGAAAACGACTTCATCCAACTGATATCCTTTTTCTATTAGCATGAAAAGCATTGCCAAAGAATCCTTACCAAAACTAACTGAAGCATAATATCTCATACAAGAAACTTATTATTAAGTGAGTCCTTTTTTTTGCTTTGCCCTCTCGCTATTAACCTGCGACATACACATACGGCACCATGACGATAAACACCGGTATTTCTTTCCATGCGAAGTAATCGTATTTGCGTAAAACCGATTGAGATAGAAATAGTGGCCGCAATGGGTACATTTTTTCATCTCTCTACCACCTGCATCAAACTTTCTATTTCGAGGTTTACGACGAATTAGAGTACATCCCTTACAATAATTATCTTCACCGCGATATCGACGGCAATGCGAAAGGGATTTTACTCCACATTTCGCAAATGCTTTGCAATCAACACGCACAACTGAATGTGTACTCATAGCCTTCGTTTATTTTGAAACTTATTTAACACACGAGAAATTACCTCCATATTATCAGTCATCATCCATTCTTTTGCAACGTTCCAAGCAAGACTCATAACTGGATTAAAATTATCTTTCCTTACCGTATGGTGAGATAAACGTCCTTCAGTTGGTTTCAAGTTCTTATCATGTAAAATACATAACCCATTTTCAAAGAAAGCACAAAACTCTTTGCCAGCAACAGGTTGAATCATTGGAACTGCAACATTGATAACTCCTAAAAAGATACCAGTAGCCCAATTTGTCAGTTCCAATCTATCTGCGTAACCTGCATCAATAATCCTTTCAATATCATCAGGAGTACCAAGACAAGGAGTATGACATTGTTGTTTACAAATGCTACATGAACATTGAACAGGTACACGACCTGATGCCCTCATTACCCTTTGTAATGAGGCTTCTCTTGACAACTCTCCCATGATTATTCAGTAATTGAGTTTAAGATAACTTTTGCACGTTCTATGCACCAACGATTGAGGTATGCCTGCCAGCAACCAATAGAGGGAGTCCACCTGAAAGTATTATTTTCTTTCAACTGTGACCGGATTTCCTTACTCGGAATACCGGCAAAAAATAACTGCAAACGGTTCTCTTTAGCATTCTCAACGACACGTACACCATTGATAGTGTATTCTTTATCTTCTGTCTCTTTTAGCTTTCTGGCTCGATCACGACGTTGTTTCGCATCCCGGATACGTGCATTATTATTAGAAAGCATATAAGAAGGAAAACCATACTCACCATAACGGTCAGGTTTAGTTAGCTCGATAGCTTTATTCTCTGAAAAACCTAAAGTTTGCAGTTGTTCAACCTTTGCAATATCATTTAGTTTTTTACTTCTGACTATCTTATTAGCAGCTTTCATCATTCCTTGAGCTTTCTCTAACGCATCGACCTTTTCTTGCAATCGGTCTACTGCGTCATCATCTCCTAAATAAATGGAGTTATTATTTTCAGCAGCTTCGGCTTTACGTTCAAAGTATCCTGCCTTCTCACCTAATTTAACAGACTTTCCCAGAGCATTCCAGGAGCGGTTCAAAACACTGCGATGTCCCCTTTCTGAATGATGCCCTACAAGTATAGGTTGTCCAGGAGGAATGTGCTCAACCATTTTGTAGCTCTGATTATACGCCTCTGTTGACTGTTTCGCTGCATTTACTGAAAGCTCTCTTAGTCTGTTAACTCTTGCTTCCTGCCTTTCTTTTCTGTTCATAATTCTTTGGTTTAATTTGGTTTGACTTTTATAAAATTGAAAGACCACAGCCTAAACCGTGGTCTTATCATTACTTCGACTTATCAGTAGGAAGCAAATCATCAAATAATCCGGGAACTCGTGGCTGTAACGCTTCATATTCTTCTCGGAAAAACTCTCCTTTGGTCCTACCTTGCTTTTTCCCTTTCCTTGTATGTACATCAAAAGTATATACAGGGATGGCAATAGGATAACGTCTAACATCATCTATCCATTTTTCTATGTCAACATCTCTTCTGTCATAAATAAAGTTCTGTAAATGATCTGCATCCCGGTTCTTTCTGCATTCGCAAAGAAGAATAACCGCCTTGCTGACAAATATCCTCCCCTTTGGTTCGGTAGCATTCTTATTTACCAGCTCATGACCTTGCCACAATGCTTCTATCTCTTTTGTTATGATACCGAAGCAATCTTCTGCACTAATGGTATATAAACGCTTCCACACATAGTCGCGGTATCCACTCGCCCATAATTCCAAGGCAAAAAAGCCGGCTACCCCGGTATCGGCTCGCCGGATCGCTTTTTGCATTGCAGAACTCACCTCAAAGAAATCATATCCGCAAACAGTTCTAATAATCATAATTCTAATTTAATGGTTTGACTTTTAATTGATTACATCAGTAAATTTAGCTAAAAAAGACGGATATAGCAAACAGATTGAACGCCATTTAAACGCCTTTTTTACAGGTTATTAGAACTTGAATTTGCAGGATATATTATACTGTACAAGCTGCTTCGTCTTATCCTTTCCATTATTCGTCGCACTCTTGAGCTGGATACTATCACCGAAGCTCTTTTTGATGAAAAGAATAGATTTGCGTTCTTCTTCCTGATTCCTGATCGAAGCAAGACCACCAGCGTTCACAAATGTGCTCTTTTGCTCAAAATTATAACGCAGATCGGTTAAAATCTTACGCTCTTTGTACTTAATATAACAGGAAATCCAAAAATCTTCTTTTAAACGTATCTCTTCATTCCACCAAGTGTTCTTGTTATAGATTACTCCATAACTGCAACCGGTTATCATTTTAGACAGGGAAAGAAAGCCGGTTTCGTCATACATAACAGGAGATATCCGGGAAGTGAAACCAAACAAATGCACGTCCATCATACTAGCCATCTCAAATAGAGATTGAATAATATTGGTGATTCTATCCTTATCTTTCACCCGGCACGGTTCACCTTTTTCTGCATAGATCGCTTTACAGGCATGAACATCATCGTCGAGCATGAAGAGTTCACCAAAATGTTTCGCCATCCAATTACGTTTAGGGATGAGGCCGATTACATCGTCTGGATGAGTAACTATTTCACATTCCGGGTTAAACTGCTGGTACAAGTCAGCTTGACTTTCAGCAACGCAAATTATAGGATCGTTCACCAACTTTTTAGCGAACACCCGGTCATGGCGCTTATGACTTGGTATTACTATTTTGCAGGGCATGGCGAACATCTTTTATGTCGATTACATTACTCTTACTTACTTTCCCGGTCTTGTACGACTTCATGTGCTGCATATCCAGCCTTTCACGAAGCCAATTACTATCTACCTCATTGCTTGAGGTTATGATAAACAACTCATGCTTTTCGTCATATTTAGGAATAAGGGGGTAAATAGCTGTATCATCTGTGATGGCATCGAAGCGCTCTTTAAATTCATCCTCCTTCTTCTCCGGCCCGAACTCGATACCCCAGTCTTGGAGTTCTGCTTTATTCCATTCATTTTCCATAACGTCCAAATCATTCTCACCGAAATTGACGTTATCCTTTGTAGCATACTCTCTCAACTTTTTAACAGGGGTATCAGGTGCCAGGACCTTACATGGAAGCTCTTTGTAACCAAGCTCCTTACATGCACGCAAACGTAAATTGCCACAAACGACAATATACCGACCATCATTATAGGGAAATATTATAAGTTCCCTAAGTTCAAGCATTTCAGGCGAATCCTGAATGCTTTTCTTCATCGCTTCAAAGCGATAGTCACGGAAAAAGCGCGGATTCTTCGGTAATCCCGTGAGCTGCCCTTTATTAAAATCAAGTAGGCAGACTTGAATTGTCTCTGTCATAACAAACTGCATTAAAATCAACAACACAAACAGTCAGTAGGCAGACTTGAATTGTCTCTACCATAACAAACTGCATTAAAATCAACAACACAAACAGTCAGTAACAACACCTTAATCACCTCTCTCTGACTCCTCAGAAAGCAAATCAATTGCTCTCTTAATTTCAGCCTCGATATCCTTACATCCATAATGTTTTAGAAAAGCAATGGTAACTATTATAATATCAGCAGCTCTCTTTTTATATTCCGGATGGTCTTTTATATCGTCGCATGGTAATTCTGATAATTCATCAAACTTCCTCCAGGCAGCAGATATTTTTAAACTGAAAGCCTTTTTAGAAGTATTATCATTCAGATGAAAGCGGCGCTCTATAATCTTTAAAATTTTAGGGGCCAACTTATTCAATGTTATCATAAATGATTAGGTTAAATTGTTAGACTAATAATAATCTCACACTGTTTTATGCAGGCTGGTCCCTTATATGGAATCTGTAAATTGTCCTTTTATACATACACATGATGATTAGAGTTTTTCTTGTAGCTTTTCCATCGCTTCGGTTGCACAAAGCAAAGCGTAATTACTATCAATAGAGATATACGTTTGAATTGTAAACCAAAGACCAATAATCCGAACTTGCAAGAAATAGGCAGTCTGGAAGTTCTTTGCTTGAAATTGTCCTTCTAAACGCATATACTTAGAAAGGCTAAAGTAAGTAGCATCTACTTTTTTGATTCTTAATTTTTTCATTATATAATTTTTATCGGTTATAATAAATTGACCTCGCAAAGTCAGTACGGGATAATTGTGAATATTGATATTCGGTGTAATCATAATCCTCGTCATCAGACATCAATTCTACTTTCTTCATGAAAGTTTCTTTGCGATCCACAACCTCAACAAACGCTCTGACTGCTTTTCTAAGTAATTCACTTTTAGACAGTTTACGTCTTTTTGTAAATTTGATAAAGTACTTCTTGTCATGTTCATCACTGATAAAAGCTGTCAAAGACATACAGTGTTCTGAAACAAAAGGAGTTGCCGGTTGCTTCATTATCCTGTATAAATTAAAAATCCGGAGGAATGGAGTAATAGTTGAGGCCCGTTCTTTCTTTGACATACAAACAACCTGTAAAACTTGCTTTAGCAAATCGTTTATACACATACCTACGGAATTGGAATAATTGCATATCATTTGATAGTCTTTCAAAGGAACATAAGTTTGAATGGTCACATATCGATCATCTGATTTATTAGGATTCTTCAGTTCTTCAATGCGCTTGCACATCTTTTCAATTACCCTATTAGGTGCACAATAGAAAGCTGTCACGACATAATATAACAAAGCATTAGCTTTCTTAATTGGAAGAATGGCAAGCGACTTTCGAACAACCTTATAGAACTCTTCCGGAATACTACCAACCAAATAATGAGTTTCACGGATTTTAGGAGAATACATCTTACCGTATGCAAGAACCTCGATAGCAACTGGATCATAATATTTCCCACTCTCTTTTGAAATGTAGTTTGAAAGCAAGAAACAAACTATTTCCTTTTGAAAAGCCTTTTCTCTATACAGATTAAACTTAGCCATCCAAGCAATAGTTTCTTTATGAGAGGGATATAAAGTAAACTTCTTATATCTGTTTCCCTCATCTTCCCACCCATCAGGCATTATCGAAGAATTTATTTCTAAATTCAAACGTCTGTTGTACAACATAGGGCTATTTATTTAGAGGGTCCGTGGTATCCAAATATTTCCTGTATTCCAGTTCAGTTTTAGCAAGGTTTATAAGAGTATTGACACCTTGAAAAACCTGTTTGGCCTGATTTACTTTATTAGGATCTTCTTTCACATCCTTTATTTGTTGTAGAACCAAGTCTCTCATATCTTGTAAAATAGTAGGATTCACAGTAGACACCTTATTCAAGCGTTCATTCGCTAACACGACAACTGTATTTGTTATCGACCGGAAACGGTTCAACTTGGAAGCTAAATCAAACATACTAAAAACAAGTGTTTTACCATTGTTCAAGTATATTTCGACTTCGGTACCATCATCGCCAATACCATCGCAATAGCCTAATATGACTACTTCTTCATTCTGATAAAGGAATGCCTTGTTTACCATTTCCTTTAATCTATCTATTGCATTATCACTCATGATTCATTCTTTTTTGTTGCTTTATTAATTTGTCTATTCAAAACTCCTTTTAGCTTGATGAGGTACTGAACATCTTCCGGGTACCGGGCATACATTGAGTTTTGGGTTTTCATTTGTTCAGAACGACTAATCATGTATAGGTTATCTATACAAATATTTTGCTTATCTCCATCTTTGAACTGAATATTGTAACCAGGAGGGATTTCTCCATTATGCTCAATCCATACAAGCCGGTGTTTAAGTTCAAAGACATTCGGTTCAGCAGTTTTCACTTCAATGTAACCGTCACGGGTTATTCGTTCATATCCAATCTCTTTATGATTCTTTGGGATACATCCCTTTTTGAAACGTGTAGCTTTCGTTTTTTCAATTTGAGCATCAGACATATATTCTGTTTGCTTACGTCCCTTATTCGTTGGTTGATGTCCTTTGGGGAAGAAACCCTTTGAGGAATGTTCAAATAAGAACTCTGCCGACTTTCTCAATTTTAGTTTGAAAGCCATACCGGCAACCGCACTTTCAGTTGAACCAAGCATCGAAGCTATTTCAAGGTTGGTGTGATCAGGATAAAGAGCTATCAATTTTTGCCTTTTCTCCGGACTCCAAACCCTCACGTCCGGAGAACGTTTCAGTTTACGAATTAAGGCTTTTGCTTTAATAGCTTCATGTGTTTTACCAAGGCGCCCGGCAAGTTCTTTTAAATCAGCAGTGGGATATTCGCTATCAAGTATAGCGAGTTGTTCATTAGTCCAAGTTCTCATAAGCATATCAATAAAGAGAGGAAACCATTAGGCTTCCTCTGTGTTATCGTTATCAAGATCCTCAAGTTGCTTTTTAAGCTTCTTTTCTTTCTTGTCAAATGAATCTGCTAATTTTTTAGTTAGCTTATTATATTCGTCTGGATATTGTTCCATAAACAGAATATTTTGGCATTTACGTAAGTGCTCATAGAAATTCACATTATTAGATGATAAACATTCAGTTATAAAAGCTCTGTACCACTGAAATCTATTAATTTTATTATCCTTAACATAGTTCACGAAGTCACTATCTTTTCCATACTTTTCCAGACCAATCTTCTTCAGATAATCACTATTGCAACTATTAAGAATCAATACATCAAAAACCGTTTGTTCATCAATGGATAGAACTTCTTTGCGCTCATAGTAGGGCTTATTTTGTGCCCATTTACGCATCTCTTCAGCAGCTTTCTCTTTGACTATATCTTTTGCTCTTTTTAGCTGGTTATTTATATTTTCCCTCGCTATCTCTTTAGGATCGGCAACTGCAGCAGTACTGGAAGCAAGCTCTTTCCTCGTATAGTAGAATTTCACTTCAAATTCCGGATAATAATAGCCAAAAAATGAGATACATCGATAAACATCTCCATCATCAAGCATTTTTAAAGTACGCTCATCATCAGCATCATAATAACATGAATATCTAAAGACTTCATCCGGATTGACCACTGCAAATCCAAGTTGCTTAACAGCTTCTAAAGTACTTTCATACTGCATCTTTCTTTCATCACTCCAATAAGAATCGGCTTTTGCTACAATTACTGTTTTTCCGAATGAAAGAGGCTCACCTAACTTTACAAGATTTTCACTTTCAAGCAGAATCTTCCGAATCACATACGCTATTCGCTTTTTATTAAAACAGGTAGCATTAATACACCGGGCGTCTTTATTGTTCATTTCATAGAATAGACAACCATGATTACAGGTATTAGATTCACATTGAGAGCATGGTTTAAATTCTCCATTTTCCCAATTATCAGCGTCCTCTTCAATCCAATCGGCTTTTTTAAGTTCCATAAAAGAATTACTCACATAATCCCGAATCATAGCGGTCGTGCATTGTTCATCTTCTTCCTCATGAAACTCTTTTTGAGTTTCTTCGTCAAGTTTTGAAAGAATCATTGCACCGGATAATGGGATATCTCCATTTCTTACACGTTCTTTCAGTTCCGGAATAAGGCTATTTAGCTTTATACGATCAAAGACAAAGCGAGCAGACTTTCCGAATTTAAGGGCAATATCCTCATAACTACGCCCTCTCTCTGATAACTGTGCAAAAGCAAAAGCTTCTTCGATAGGATCGACATCTTTTCTTTGAAGATTTTCAGTAATCATTGCATCGAAAGCCTCATCATCCGTCATCTCTCTGACAATGCAGGAAATCGCTTGGAATTGTTCCGATTTCTTGCGATGAGCCTTGATTTTAGCAACATTCTCTTTATCTTCCTTTTCTTTCAATAGTGATACAGCACGGAAACGACGCTCACCACAAACAATCTCATACGAACAGGGGGTTGTTGTGACATCACCAGTTTCTAAGTCAGTCACATCTTCGGATTTGGCTACCCTGACGGTGATAGGCTGCAATAAGCCTTGTTTCTCAATGTTACTTGCAAGCTCTTCAAGAGCTGCTTCATCAAATGTCTTTCTCGGATTCAAAGGAGAAGGACTGATAAGCTCAATTCTAATGTTTTGTACTTCCATAATTCAAAATATTTATTGGTTTGACTTTAATTTTCGTATAACTTATATCCTGTATATAACGAATAGACACTCTGTGACGGGTATATTTATTATGAGGATATGAATCATAGATAATTTCGACATAATTACTATAAAATATCACCTCTCTAACATTAAAGATAGCAAGCCCATCATATAGCTTTATGCTATTAATAGAAATTTGGTCTTGGTGACTACGTATCCAATTATATACTCTACTTGTCATAATTCTAAGTTATTGGTTTGACTTTTAGTTTATTACATCAGTAAAGGTAATCGTTATTGACAAGTTATGCAAACAGAAACTTCGCCATTTTAACGCCATTTTCATTCGGGTTTGAAACGAAGTTGTATAAAACCTCGCTTCTCCGTTTCACGCAACAATTCAACGTCCTCATCCTTTATTTCAGCGAACGTTTCACCATTGATACTCGTATAATTATCAATACCAAAACGCTCTCTAATCCGTTTACGAAGAGTTTCGTCTTTTGTTACCCAGTAAATTGTAACTCTCATCATTCCATTTCGGTTTTTAAGATATTGCTCAAGTGTCACACAATGGCTAGTACGTTCTTTAATGCTATTCTCCATTTTTATAGCCTCAATAGCTTGCTCGGCTTTAAGCATATCTTTTCTTCTGTCTTGGCAGAACGTATCAAGCGACTTTAAAATTTGCATAGGATCAACAGAACCAAAGAATTCCTCATACTTACCGGATCGGAGACGGCCAAAGAAACAGCATAGTTCAGCAATATTTAGAAACGGATACTCACAGGCAATCTGATCACTCAAATCAATTAACTGCTCATCAGTTAATTTTAGTTTTGCGCCAACGAAACAATTCACCTTGAGCAAATGACATTTCAGCCACTCTCTGGCACCTTCAATGCCGTAGGCAAGACTTACATCCCCTAACTTCGGGCATCCGTCAATCATAGACAGTTCTGCAATTGACTTGACAATCATTAACCGAGATTGTAAGTCCGGATTATAGGTTTCACAAAAGAGCTTTGGACTATACGTGCTAGCCAACTTCCTGCTCAATGCCGTGCTCTTCCTTCCACCTTCGGTCAAGTTCTTCGAGATTGCGAGTGACATCAAACTTTTGGCGGTCGCTATCTGAGTTTCTTTCTTGTGTATCAGCTCCATATTTCTTCCGGTTTTCTTTGACATGATCCAATATCCAAAGGTTAGCCTTAGATTCCCAACGTTCAATTTTCACCCCATTGGCGTTCTTCCACCCTATCGAGTCAAAGTGGTTGAAGAATATTTCTGCCTGCTCTTGCCAATCATCTAACCGTTTCGGAGCATTTTGCTTGATGAAGTATTGAATAACTTCATCGAGCGTAGGAGCAATAAATTCTTTTGCGACTCTTTTAGGTTTCTCCGGTTTAGAGGGTGAAAAAAGCTCGCCAGAGCTACTTTCTTTCTTACCCCCTTTAGGGGGTTCTTTCTTTGTCTTTGTCTCTGTCTTATATTCTTCTTTAGGGGGTATGGGGGAACTTTCTTGAAAAGGTGTACCTAAAGGGTACCCTAAAGGTGTCCCTAAAGGATGCCGTAAAGGTGGTATATTTTGCATACCTTTTTGTACACCTTTTATAGAATACGTTGATTTATTGCCTCTTCCATTGCCTTGTTTACATTCAATAAGACCTGCTTGAACTAATCTATTTCGGGCGGACTTGAATACTTTCACCGACACTCCCACGTCAGATGACACCTTTGTATCACTACGTGTCCAGTTATCCTCCCAGCCTAAACGATTCGCAATTTTTAGCAAGTAAAAATAAAGCCTCGTTTCACAGCAGGAAAATTGCCAGCTTTCGTCAAGTTCCCAAAACCTATTGATAAGTTCAATATAAGTCATATCAATTTATAATAATTCCGTAAGACATTGTTTATATAAGGTTGAGGATCAGCTTTCAGATAATAACAAACGCTATTAATGAACTCAATCAACCCATGACAAACTACATATACACTACCATATTTCTCAACTAATGCCTGCCACTCTTTTTGCTCATCAGACTGCGTTCCGGCACGTTTACCTTTTACATGTGGAGTTTTCATCTCTATGCAAAGACTACTCTTACCACCGCGAGGAAAAAGCAGAATCAAATCTGCAACACCAGCGATGGCACCTTCATATTTACGCATAGCACCGCTTTTCTTTGTCCTGATACCACCATTTGGTATAGCAAAGAGTAAAGGGCCTACATTGGGAAACGTTTCTCTGAACCAAGTTACACAAATGTGTTGTATCTTGGTTTCAGAATATTTCACCTCCAATTTACGAATATCTTCTTCAGTCATTTTTCTGCTTGTTTTTTGAAATCGTAGCACATTCATTTAGAAGGTCAACGATTTGTTTACACCTGTTCCTACAACCGACAAAGGATATTATGGTTTCCCATTCAGGACCGAACAACATTTCTTTCTTATATTCCTGAATATGAGTTTTCTGTCCATTTACAACAAATCTGAACGGCTTCATAATTTATCCCTAAACAAGTCCATTGCAAGATTCACCATATTCTCTTCTACTTGATCGTCCGTACCGGTAACACCGTTGGCAATGTTCTTCTTAGTCTGAATCACATCATACATATACTTGTCGATAGTATCCTTACCTAAGAAGTAATAGCAGTTAACGTTGTTCTTCTGACCGTTACGGTGTGCCCGATCTTCTGCCTGTTCACAATCACTGAACGTCCATGGGAATTCAATAAATGCTACTCGACTGGCAGCCGTCAAAGTAAGCCCGGTACCGCCTGATTTGAAATTCAGAATAATCAGTTTACAATCCGGATTATTTTGAAAAGAGTCAACGGCATATTGCTTTTGGTTCACATTGTCGGAACCAGTTACAGTAACGGCTTTAGGAAATTCCTTTTTCAGTTCTGCTACAACTTCTTTCAAGTAACCGAAAAGTATCAGCTTCTCACCACCGTCAATAACATCATGGACAAATTCACAAACAGCCTTGATTTTACCTCTGGCAGATATCTGCTTTAAAAGCTGCATCTGCACCATGACAGCACCATTCATTGATTTCTGCACTTGTGCGTCCGAAGCATTCTTGTACTTCTTCAAGTATTTCACCATATCAGCTTCGGCAGCCTTATACTCTTTGGTGGTAGTGATATCAACTGTCAAGTATTGGCGAGTCTTGTCCGGAAGTTGTGTAAGTACCTTTGACTTCTCACGACGGAAGAAACAAGTATTCCATAACCGCCAATTCAGCTCTTTAACGTTGGATGCCTGTTTGGGACCATCACAATATCTTTCAACATACCGGCTATATCCTCCAAAGTCCTCTAATCGACCTAATATTTTTAGCTGTTGTATCAAGTCTGTATTATTGTTGACAACAGGAGTACCGGTCAATGCGAATACATACCGTTTTCCCTTGCAGATACCTTCTACAAACTTTCCTTGCTGCGTCTTACTTGATTTACATTTATGAGATTCGTCAATGATAACAGACCTGAACAAAGAAACACGCTGATCGAAAGCAATACTTTTCATTGTGAACTTGGATTCCTTATCAACAGCTCTCACAAAAAACTTATTCAGTGATTCATAATTCGTAATGAATACCTCACAAAGTGGGCTGCCATCAGATTTCTTACACTCATAAAATGATTGCCAGGACTGCCGGTTTCTGTCATCAAGTATAATCGCATTCATACCTGCAAACTTCTTAAACTCACGCTGCCAGTTGACTTTCAATGCAGCAGGGCAAATTACAAGCACGGGAAAAGATTCACCGTAAATGGGCGCTTCCTTATGTGCCTTAACAACTGCACATATAGCTTGCAATGTTTTACCTAACCCGGGCTGATCACCAAAAAAACAACGTTTATGTTCTATTGCGTACTGTACGCCTTCAAGTTGATATTCGTAAGGTTGAAGTAACATATAGTGTTCACCGACAAAAGGCTTCATCGGAGGAATATCATAATTAATATCTTCAGTAACCTCACGTTCCTTTACAGTAGAACAGAAACGCATCTGAACAGCCCACTGCGAAAAAGCTCTCACATACCAATTCGCATCACGTCCAATAGGATAACGCGTATCATTGATACTAACAAGCCACGCCCGGTCTGTTCCGTCATAGCGTGGCTTACTTGGTATCATCTTTATGACCTCGACCAACTTTGGGTGATACTCGAACTGAATCCGGTACAGATTAGGCGTCTTAGTCACATAGATTGGTTTCATGAAGCAGGTTCTAATACTAATTCTTGATGTTCAACAGTTGAGAATACCTCATTATCTTCACCCTCATTCATTGCTTCAGCAGCTTCATCTGTCTTTTCAAACGGGTCCTCACCATCTTTAAACTCGAACTCCTTTTGAATCTCTGAACATTTATTCTCTGTAACATAGAGTTCTGCTTCATACAAGAAATTGTAAACCGCATCACGAAACTCCTCACAATGCACATACGATTCATTGTCCGGATCGAAACCAATACCAGGAGAACAAAGATTAAGGACTTTGCTCGTCATAAGAGTTCGCTTACCAGTCAGCACGCAAACCTCAAAGGAAGAGTCACCACCAATGCTAACGCCGGTGACATTGAACTTCTTGAAAAACTCATCTTCAAGACATGACTCCGGACGTTCCCAGTTAATGTACCCGGCTTCTTTCTGCTCTGTAATATCGACAATATAGGGTATGAGCTTGTTAAGCGAATCCTTCAAATCCGGATGAACAGGATTAATCCCCTTGAAAACGATATCGTTTCCCTCCTTGTCTGCATAGACCACTTCAAGACATCCCTTTTTGGTCAATTTTGCTTTTGAAATATTCAAATCCATTTTAATTAAATTTTTAGTTAATACTTACCTATGCAGGTATTCATTAATAAAATCTTTATAGTACTGGTCAACAGGCAATGGCAAATTGATTCCTAATTCGGTGGCAGCATCAGCCTGAACCTTATCCATGAAAGTTTTCATTTGGATCGTATTCAGTTTAGAAGTACTTCCAACAACCGAAACAATATTTCCATTCATACATATTTGCCGTGGAAGAAACTTCCGGCAATAGTAATCATGAACATCTAACTTATCCGTGCCTGTCTCCCTCTCAATACAGGCAAACCACAGCCACATGAGCGCATTCTGCGACAGGGTACGCGGTTCTACCTTTCTCTTGATGCTTACAGTGTAAGTTCCATTTTTGAGCGTGGAACAGAGGTAGTCAAACGACTTATCCATTGTGACTACCCCGTTTTGTTTTGTTAGAATAGCTTCTGCCATATTTAGAATGGTAAATCATCAGGCGGTGGTACCTGTTGATATGGCTGTTGCTGATATGCAGGCTGTTGTACCTGTTGTTGCTGTCTCTGTGGTTGTTGTGGTAATGGTGGAGGCACAGGAGCAGCCTGTTGCTGAACTTTCGGTGTAAGCATCTCGATACTATCAACAAAGACTTCAGTGATGTAGCGCTTAACTCCTTTGCTATCGTCATAGTTACGAGTGCGTAACTTACCTTCTATATACAACTTATCTCCTTTATGGACGAACTTCTCAACTATTTCAGCAGTCTTATTCCAAAAAATAAGATTATGCCATTCTGTACGCTCCGGTACCTGGGTACCATTTTGCAAGGTGTACGCCTTATCTGTTGTGGCAAAAGATAAAGAAGCTACTTTTGCTCCACCGTCCAATGTTCTCACGTCCGGATCTTTACCGGCACGCCCAATAAGAATTACTTTATTGACACTCATTTTCCTTCCTCCCTTATAGTTACACGAATACTATCCGCTTTAGTTGACGTTTTTAAATATTGAGAATATAATTCCGGGTGATCTTCCTGAAATTTCTTTGTATCAAAACTCTTACCCGTTGAAGAGGGAGTATAGCTAACACGCAATCGGCCAGCGTCCCATGATTTGACTCCGTTCTCACGCATGGCTGATTTAAGTTGTTCCTTATAACCTTTCTGCACTTCAGCGATATAACCCGCCTGTTCCTCTATATCAATAATAGTATTTACTAATTGTATGGGAATAAGCTGCTTTTCATCGGCTGGAACAGGAGCATTAGGCAAGAAGTGTTCACCCTTAATCTCACACTCCAGTAATCTCTTAACCTCTGCATCCGATTTACGTCCAATCTCAACCAATTCAGATTTATCACCTCGTAGCCAAATTCCAAACAATTTATCAACCTTGATAAGTGGATTTTGAAGTTCAAACAAATAGGCATAGATTGATAACTGCCAACTCAAATACTCACGGTCAAGACTTGCAGTAGTCTTGATGTCGCCAAGGCTGATTTTCTCGTCCTTTTCCCAAACACAATCAATATTCGATGCAAAATATTCATTGTCTGAAACAGTGTACTCATTGGCAAAAGCCTTATATCCGGCTTTCGTCCGCTCTTTCAAATAATTCTCCGCTTCAACACTTTCAGGCATGAAACCGGTAGTATCAACAAACTGACATTGAGCATGGATACGGCTACCTTTTTCAGCAGCTCTCTTCAATATAAACTCAGGAACAGCCTTATATTTATCCGGGAATAATTGCCGGCTTATCATTCCCGTTATACCTTTCAACTGTTTTTCACCAAGAAAATAGGTGTGGTTTTCTTCATTGAAAACTACACCTGACCTAACTAATTCTATCATTGTGCAGGATAAATTTTGCCCATTTCCATACAGGCATTTCTAAATTCATTATCATTTTGCATTGCTTCATGTCCATACCAAACCTTTTCAAGTTCAGCACGACTTTTAACAGCAAGCATTTCAGCAATAGCATTTTTCAATTGAGCACCTGTATATACTGCCTTATCCGTACTTACCGGTGTTTTTGCAGGTTGTTGAGTCTCTTCTTTACCATGAGTATTGGTCGAATCGCTGTCTTTTGCATCATCAATGCAAAACAGACCGTTAAGAGCGTACTTTCTTGCATAAGAAGATGAGGCCCCAGTGATTTGGCTCCCATCCATTCCTTTCTTTGTCTCTTCTTCCCTTGCAAAAGCAGTAGTTATTTCTTTTTCTCCCTTGTCATTAGTCAAAGTGACAGTCGCTTTTACATAGATCCTATCACCTACTGCGATCATCTCATCACTTAGAGTTAATGTACATTTTGTTTCAGCAAGAACAGGTTTCACTGATTCAAGAATGTCCTCACAACTACGGTACTTGTATTTACCGAAAGTATTATACTGCCCTTTGGGGGCTTTCAGCTTTTGCTGAATGGTTACTAATTCTTTCATAATTCTGAAATTAATGGTTTGACTTTTAATTCTTTACATCTATAAAGTTATCTTTTATTGACAAGATGTGCAAACAGAAACTTCGCCATTTTAACGCCTTTTTTTGTAACAAAAAACTGCCTGTACAGTATTGTACAGGCAGAAAAGCATATGTTACAAAAAAGTCCAATGTACCTTATGGATCGGCTACGCTTAAAGGGTGTACGGCTCCCGCTGATTTATGCACATCTAAATATGTGGACGGTGCCGGTATCGAACCGACCTCTTTACATTGTGCGCACTCTGTAATGTTTCATCCAAGAATACTGCCCGCCCAAATAAAAAAAGATGTACTATTCTCACGAACCATTACATCTTATCATGATACAACACTAAATAAAGACACGACATCTATAACTGGTTAGGTGTGGAGAAACCCGGATTCGAACCGGGACGATAGATTACCTATGTATGACTTTCTTCAATCTATCTGCATACTTGCGTCTACCAATTCCGCCATTTCTCCGATTTAAAAAGGTACACTATTCTCACGAACCATGTACCAAACACACAAAATAAAACACGACAAAACTACTAAATAACTCTCACGAGCTTGTGAAGCTTGCAGGACTCGAACCTGCACTGGGTGTCTACTTTCTCGAAGGGTCCTACGATACTCATATACAGATTTCCACTGAACCAACTCTGATATTGAGCGCGCCTACCAATTACGCCAAAGCTTCATATAAGTGAACTATTCTCACGAACCGTCCACTTGGAAACACAAACACAAAAATAAAAAACATGGCAAACAATTATTTAGCTATCATAAGCCATTGTGGGGCAGTTTAGGAGTCGAACCTAAATAATTGCATTGCAATACATAAAGCACTTCGTACGCTTTCTTTATGCTCTCTTTTCCATTGAGAATACCTCCCCGTATTTGCCACATCAACGCTATGATGTGGACTTCAAGTTCTAATACTATGAAAAACATGAGTTCACTCTCACGAGTTACTTTGCTCCCGGATAGCCGATCAAAACACACCGGGATAGATGTAGAACACTTAAATCAAATAAATAAGGGACTCACACCCCACGAAGCTCCTTACTTCGGTATTGTTAGTTAAACATAAATGAGAATTATCTCTGTGAAGGAACCCGGAATCGAACCGGGATGAGTTGTCATGCTCACTACATCTAAGGGCTGACATTCCCTATTGTCGAGTAGCGCGTCTGCCTCTTTCGCCATTCCTTCAATTCGTAGCCGGACACTACCGGCTACTTTGATTGATTTGATATATTCACCCTCACGGGTTACTTAACTCATTTAGAGTTGAGCCGGGAAACGGATTCGAACCGCTGACCTCATGTAAAACATGCGCTCTACCAATTGAGCTACCCCAACAAGTGCCCGGCGAACCGGGCTAATCATGACTAATAAAATTAAGCAATGCAAACCTTCACAGGCTATCTTTATTTTGTTTCTTATCTTCATAGATGAATCTTACAGCCAATAGCACAACAACAATAAAGAATATGATATACGACCAGGCAATATCACTTCTTGTTGCTTCGATTCCTCCACCTATATACATAGCTACCAGTAAGGCAACTACCGTAAAAATGTTATGAACGATTTTCAATGTTTTCATTTTTTCCGTTTTTTACGTTTGACTTTCCTTGCACACCGACAATGCAGCAATACTTGAGCAGCATTACAATGCCATTTGCCATTCTGAACATTTGCAGGCTTATCACTTTCAATCTTACCTGCCTCAATGAGACTAATCAACTTTTTCTCGCCCCCTACATAGTATGCTGACTTATCTTTCCCGAATATCTCTGTCGAAAACAAACGGAGAATATTATCCAGCAATATTTCAGCCATTTCACCCCTAATAGTTTCCATAGTCCTAAAATAGCTGGTTACTCAATTCTTGTCACAGTGACAATACCATTATCTTTATCAGATTTAATGCCCCATTTCTTGTCAGGCTCTTTATCCTTTAATCTGTAAGATATTAGGTTAAGGATATATGCCCTATTAGAAATTGGAAAAATTTCTTTTGCGTCTTTTTCCATCTCACGAATGACGCACATAATACTTTTCTTCTTTTCTTCCATTATTGTAGTATTTATGAATTAATAAAAGGAGCGATGAGCGGATTCGAACCGCCGACCTCTGCTTGTGGTGCTCTTCCGTTAAGCTAAGAGTATTTCTTGAGAGACTCGAACTCTCAACCATCCACCACACACAGCGCTCTAACCTGCCTGAGCTACATCACCTTTATATACATAAAGCAAATACCTCGATTTGCCGACAAACGTCTAACTGATTTAGTTTTACAACGATACGGCTTGACCATTAACCACAGCATTATATCGTTGAGAAGCCCGCCTACGTCAGTAATCCCTTTCGGCACGTGTCGGCTTCCAAAACACCATTTTACCAATATGTCAAAGAACTCTTCTCTGTTGTTCCCAGTCTCCCTTCAAGGGCAGGCTCAAAGACCGGACTGGGTACCGGATAACCGGCGGTTTGGTTTGACTTTAGTGAGGGTTAGAGAATACTTTGGTTGTTCTTCAAAACTATATCCATTAAGTTTCTTTGCGATTCAATAAATTTCTTCAAATCATCACATTGGGAAACTTTCTCTCTATAAAATCCACGTTCTGATTCTAAATCTCGTTTGAGTTTTTCATTTTCACCTCTCAAAGAGTTGATCAACGCGTCTCGTTCTTCAATCACAGCTTCATATTTGTCTCGCTGTATTTCTAGTTCGGTTCTTTTATCCATTGTTGTATAATTTGATTAATCTCCGACGTAATGTGCACCGTAATGAGTACTATTTGGGTTGTAGTAAGCGGAAGCGGGTATATTAAGATTATTGTACCCCTCATGCCTTGTAGCTTTAGCCGCTTTACTCATTACCTCGTTTCTTTCTGATAAGAATTTATCCGTTCTTGCTTTCATGGCTTCCTGTGAGAAATTTTCTTGAAGTTTAGCAAGTCTCCAAGTAGCTTTCAGAACCTCTCCAAAAGTTTTTCCCTGCTTCTTGCCTGAATACTTATAGGTTCTATGAGCATTTCTCATTATTTCGGATAAATCAAATCTTTTCATGTCTGTCACATTTATTTGGTTTCACATTTGTTTTATCAATCATTTTTTATACTTTTGGAGTATTGATTGATTGATGATGCAAATATATCCTCAAATGTGGATATATAAAAATTTAAAACCTATTTTGTATCCCCATTTGTGGATATTTAACTTTTGATTGATTATGATAAACAGAATTAAAGAAGTAATAACCTATTCAGGGCTATCAGAGAGGGGATTTGCTATTAAGTGTGGATTAAAGCCCACAACTATTAATAATCAACTGATAGGAAAAAGAGAAATTAGCCTTGCAACAATAATAGCAATTTCATCCTCATTTGAGGAAATTTCCGCTGAATGGTTGTTAAGAGGAACTGGTTCCATGCTCATTCAAAAAGAAGAAACAGAACCAGGAATGGACAAATTGAAAAGTATTGTATATACCATAGCCAATTTGCAGGATGAAATCAATGAGAAGACAGTGCTTACCCAACGGCTTTTGGAAGAAAACCAAAAATTAAAGGGTGAACTGGCTATGTTGAAAAATGAACGAAATGTAGGATAAGCATGACCAAAGAACGATTAATTGAAAAGAAAATATATCTAGAACGTAGAAAAGCTCAAAAACGAAATAAACGAGAATCTGCTGCGAAAGGTGTCTTTCCAAGAATGAATATATTTGTATTTACAAGCTTGATTATATTCCTCAAAAAAAAGGGATTTATTTCAAAAGAGTATATCAATAAATCAATTATTGTTCCAAGACATTTTTCATTTGAAGACAACAGTGATGACAGCATTACTTTTTTTAAAATCATGTTATCTTCCTATTTGTTAAGTGATGATTCTATTCTAATTGATTTCTCTGATTGTGAATATATTGACATCCCCAATGCAATGTTCCTTGATATTATTATCAAAGAGCTTAACTTTATTAAATACTCATACAATCTAAAATTCTACAACTGTGTAAAAAAAGTCATTAGATATAAAGAATCAAAATACACTAAAACAAATAAATGCCTTTATGTCTTCAAACTTATAAAAGAAGTAAAAGAAGCCAATAAAGGAGAAGGTTTCTTGTATTTAGGCTTAAAAAAAGGATGGGCAAAAAGAACATCCTATAAAGAAAATAATAAAGGAGCTATATGCAAAGAAGTTAGAGGATTCATAAACTCATCATTAAGAGAATCAAATGCTGTCTTAAATGTAACTGGAGAGAACATAATAGATAAACTATTATCTGAAATCTTTAATAATGCAGAAGATCACAGTATACATAATGAATGGTATGTAAACGGAGTATCATATAAAGAAATTGTCAATGGTGAACCAATAATAGAGTTAAATCTCGGAATCCTCAATTTAGGTTTTTCCATTTCAGAAGGATTCTTTCAAACAAAAGAAAAAAATAAAGAAATGATAGAAGACACAGAGAAGTGGTACGTAAAGCATCATGAACTTATGAAAAAAAACAATAATATATGCTTTGCCAAAGAGGATTTATATACTTTATATTGTTTACAAGAAGGTATTAGTCGATTAAAATATGAAGATGAAAGTAGAGGGAGAGGTACTATGAATTTTCTAAGGGCTTTCATTACTTTAGGAGCTTTTGGAAAAAAGAATCCCCAATACAAACCTCATTTAAATATTATTTCAGGAAGAACTATAATAAACTGTGATAATGAAAGAGGACCATATAAAAAAGATAAATCATTTTTTTTATCTTTGAATCAAGAAAATGATATTAGTATTTTGCCTGATCAAAAATATTTAAAACATATTTACCAGTATTTTCCTGGAACGTTTTTGGAAGTCAAAATCTATCTAAATAAAACATACTTTAAGGAAGTATTACCCCAATAAATATAACAATAATGAAGACTATTAAACTTACAGCTGAACATAGAGGTACAAATAGTACCACTTTTACAGGACGACCACAAGGTAAATCTGTGAGAGGAAGTTTGAATTTGGATCAAGAGGATAAGGACCAAGAAGAAGTTAATATTGAAATACCCAAAGATACAACTTCTTTTAATCCCTCATTTTATCTTGGTTTATTTTATGACAGTATATTAGCACTTAAAGGAGTTGATAACTTTAAAGAGAAATATCATATAATTTATGCTGATAACGACCAAGAGCTGGTGAACTTATTGAAAGAAGATATTGAAGATTGTGAAAGACAAGCTTCAAATGAATACTTTAGAAAAATAAATAAAACAAAATGAAAGAGACTTGTTCATACGTACTATTCAATTACGATTCAATAAACAATGAAACGTTAATCTTTCCTACTATAAAAGGTAATGCTGTTGAAACTAGTGAATTACCTTTTTGGAATAAATATGATCAATATTTAGCTAAAGATTCCTATGCAAATCTCATTGCAACAGTCACTTTAATCATAACGCTTATTACTTTCATTATTCAAACACATTACTCAAATCGTTCTCAAAAGAAAACTGTCAAAGAGAACTGGTATTTAACTGTAATTGTACAACCAAACTTGATAAATATCGACAATTTCTACAAAGAAATATCTGATAAATTACAAAATGAAATTGAAAAACTAAAAAGGAGTAATAGCAGAAACATTATTTTAGAAAAAGCTAAATCAAACAGAAAACTCCAAAATATAAAAAATACCTTCTTCATTTATTTTGTTACTTTAATACAATCATATAACTCTTCATTAGCTAACGAAGTTGATGCTATCTTAAATAAATTGCAAGACAACAGTGTTACATGGATTGATCAGTACAATAACATCTCAATTGATAATTGCAAAAGAAAAATATATGAAAACAAATCCCAACTAATGGGAATATTATACCAAGATATATCCCAAAACAAAAAGAATATACAAACATAAAGGGATAGGAGCATCCTCTAATGAAAATGCGCAAAATGAGTCTGTAAGCAGAATAAAGGTCTCCTTACCCATGCTTTTACCAAACAAGGAAGTTTAAAATTATTAAGGTAATTTTCCTTCTTTGATATATTTATATGTATAATCAGCCACATGAATAAAAGAACTGGTTCCATTCACTTTTGTGACATAACCAATGCAGCGTTCTCTTAAAGCTTGATCCTTTTTAAGTTCTCTACGAACTTTACGCACTCTCATCCATTTTTGGATGCTTCTAAAAAACATTTTCATAAACGCACTATTTTAGTTTGACAATGCGCAAATATAATATTTAAAGTAATATAAAATATGAAATATAGAAATCTTGATAGTACATAAAACATCAAATGGTCGAATTATGGTCGAACCATAAAAAAAAGCAGGACTATATAATTGATATACAGAATATACAACTAGATTTCCAAAAATGTGTCTAGTTTAGTTTTTGTGTTGATCGGAAGCCTGCGAGCGAGCATGAGCTTCCGATTTTTATTTTATTGATATACAGTATATTAAAAGCACAATCGAACTATTTTTCCTATCAATTAGTAGTCTATAATAGAGAGCAAAAACGTCACTTTTGACGCTATAAAATGGTCGGATTATGGTCGGAAAATTCCCCGATTAGAATCTGATTATAAGTAAATTACAATAGGATGTTAAAAAAATAATGGTCGAAAACGCCATTTTTACCCTAAAAACACAAATTATGGCTACATTAACATTGGTAATAGTTCCCGCAAAAAGGTTATCAGACGGGACACACAAAATAAGAATTCGAGTCGCACACAACTCTGAAACGAGATTCATCACCACGGATATAGTGGTAAGGGAAAACGAGTTTAAGAACGGTAAAATAGTACACCGTCCAGACAAGGATTTTCTCAATACAAAATTACAACAGCTATACAACCTTTATTTCAAGCGATACATGGAACTGGACTACCCTGATTCGCTCACGTGCACGCAATTAGTCAAAATGATAACTAACCCGTTAAACGGAGAAAAGCATCGTAAGTTCGAGGATATCGTGGATGAATATCTGTCCCAAATAGATGAAGAAGAACGTACCAAGACATACAAACTCTATCGGCTAGCCACAAACAAGTTTATGCAATTCATCGGGAACGGTTCTCTCATGGAACATATTACCCCTATCAGAATGAACCAGTACATATCATGGCTCAAAAAGACAAAGCTGTCAAGCACCACAATCAACATCTACATAACCCTGCTAAAGGTTATCATTAACTATGCTATAAAGATGAGATACGTCACCTACGATATCGACCCTTTCATCACAGCCAGAATTCCATCAGCCCAAAAGAGGGAAACGCAAATCACCGTCGAAGAACTCAAGACAATCAGGGACGCCAATTTAGAGCATTACAATCTCAACGTCACACGGGACATTTTCATGCTTACTTATTATCTTGCCGGCATGAACCTAGTAGACATACTAGCATACGATTTCCGGACGGATGAAATAAACTACATCCGAAAAAAGACCAAAAACACCAAAGAGGGGGACTCCCTGATTTCCTTTTCCATTCCCGAAGAAGCAAAGCCCATTATAAAAAAGTATATGAAAAAGAATACAGGAAAAATCATATTCGGGAAATACAAGAACTATACCTCCTGCTATAACCTGCTGGCCAGGAAAATCAGTCAATTAGGCAAGGTGGCAGGAATCAGGCATAAATTCACCCTATATTCAGCCCGCAAATCTTTCGTCCAACATGGATATGACCTGGGAATTCCTCTTAGTACACTGGAATACTGTATCGGGCAATCAATGAAAGAAGATAGACCAATCTTCAACTATGTCACAATAATGAGAAAACACGCTGATAAAGCAATCAGGGAAATACTTGACAACTTGAAAAATGAATAATCACATATAAAATAAATCACTAAGAATTTGCATAATAACCAAATGCTTATTATCTTTGTAGTGTCAAATAAGAGTTCTTAATTTTAATGTTTAACTGATGAAAGATGAAGAAAAAAAAGAATTAGAACAAGAGTATGAGAATTTAAAACTTCTCGCTTCATTTCACGAGGCCTATGGGGTTCCTGAAAATGCCAAAGAACGGGAAGCGCTTATAAATGACATACTCGATCGGATGAACGAAATCCAAGAGAAATTAAAAAAGTTGTAATTAACATCCCTCCCTTCGGGGAGGGACAAACATTAAAAGCTATGATAGATTGGAATGATTGCCTGCCAACAAAAGAAATGCAGGCTGACTTTGAAAGATTCAAAGAACTAAAAACCACAGAAGAAAAAGAAGCTTTCAAAAAGGAAATGCAGGATAAATATAATAAACTACCGGAAGCCCAAAAGGAAGCCTACAAAAAAGCATCTGAAGCTGGGCTAAAAGCAACGGTAAATGCCTGCAATGATTATATAGAAAGAGCGGAAGAAGCCATATTACGTGATAAACTTGGAGAATTGCCCGAAGCAATCTCATTCAGTTATATTGCAAAGAAATATTTTGGTAAAAGTAGAAACTGGCTATATCAGCGTATTAACGGGAATATAGTCAACGGGAAAAAGGCTCGCTTTACTGACAATGAACTCAAAACGTTTCTGAACGCTTTGAACGATGTTAGCGAAATGATTCATCAGACATCATTAAAAATCAGTTAGCTCTTATTTGACACCATCCCTGCATTGAGCCGATGCAGGGATTTCTATTGTCTAATCGAAAAATAATTGTATCTTTGCAACATCAAGATAATACGGACATAATTCGGATTATTTTGGTTTGACTTTGGTGAGGGGGTGGTTCCCCTCACTTTTTTTATATCCACGATCGAACTTTTCATTTATATATTAGTACTATCTTATGTAACCCTTCTTGAGAGTTTGTTGATTCGTGTGTTGTTGATAGGAAGGATTACAAAAAAGGCAGCCTAATAAGCTGCCTTTCATTTACCTTCAATCCAATTATTTACTTACATCCCAATCAAAAGAATAAACATAACCATTGATAGGTATATTTATAGTTAGAATCTTTCCCTTTTTTCTTTTAATGTTCATATATCCTATTATACCCTCATTGGGATGTACCGTTGTCTTCTTCAGATATCCTTGCCTTTTTATTTCCCTATCATTATCCATCATTTTACCCAATGTTTGTAGTTGATAAGATGATGCCATATTAGCTTGAAAAGCCGCATTTGCATCATAATGGTTGGTCACTGTTGTATAAGCGGTACCATTTGACGAATACGATGTGGAATAAGATGTAGAATATCCGGCACTTCCCGCACTAAGCCCAGAAGAAAAGCCATATAAGGCCATAGCCCAGTTTTGAGACTTTCTTATCTTTTTCTGAAAAGCTTCATTTGTGTATACCATTAATTGATAATTATCTCCTCTATTAGTCAGCAAATGAGAAGTAACATCGTCCGGCGTAAATATGACCGACGAATCACACTGATTCTTGATGAAAACATCAATCCGATAATATTTTCCATAATCATCCTTCGTTTCATAAGTCGTAAGGCCAACGATAAAACCATTCGCATTTCTATATGCCCAAAGATTCCCATCATTATATTCTGTCATAACCGTAGAATCATTTTCTGATAGAATTAAAGTTTGTGCTTTGGATATTATTGAAATACACGCAAAAAGAAATAAACATATATATTTCATACCTTCAATATAATTTAGATAAGTTACATCATAAGATGAGATTAAAATATAAATACAAAATTATAAATAATATGTGAAATATCCAAAAATAATTTAGCTGTAAAAAATAATAGAGAAGTAATCTATAAATACTAGCGTATTATATTTCCTTTTTCATTACCACATAATCAAATTACAGCTTATTCCTACCCCAACATGCCAACTGCCCGGATAACAAAATTCTGCCTGTAAGCCTAACCCACAAAACTTCTTCTTCGGGATGATGATATTGTCATTCGTCACAGTCTGATACATGGTTTTAGGAAACACTATCAAGCTGTCCTGTCTCGGACGATATCCACTTACCATACACATTAAAGACTGTCTTCATAATAAGCCTATGTACATTGAACTGCCGTGTCGCCTATACACATCAGGCTCACTGTCTGCATATCCTTTCGTGACCTCATTCCGGACAAGCATTCTCCAGCAACTCCATACAAAATGGAAAGTATAAAAAAAATCCCTGGCAAGCTGATCGGTGTAAGTCCATCACGTTTCAGTGACCATATTCCGACAAATGTGAACAAATTTCAAAAGAGGCCCGTGAGATCAGGCGGAAATTGAATATTGATGCCAGTATCGTATTAGGAGTATAATCCCGATAGTTCCGAGATTTCCGACATCTACATACATAATATTGACGGCATTTCATTTTTAGGGTTGGCTGGAGGCAAAAAGTCAGTGAACGAAGTGAATGATGATATACATAACTCCTGGAAGGAGATAAAAGTGTTATAAAAAAGTGTGCAAATCGTGTACATTTTATAATAGAAGTACATTTTTTGTAGTATATTTTATAACATCTACATTATCCTACCGGTTATGTATTACATACTCTCTACTATCGTATACCCTCTGTCTCCGACTTACCCCATTAATCTTAAAAGTGAAACAATGCATAAAATTACATTAAATGTCCCTGAGGGGATCAGATACCTTTCAGACTGGCACAACTTA